GACCGAAGCCGAGGTGGCCGAGCCGCTGACAGCCTTGCCGACGTAGACGGGCTTGAAGATGCTGCTCCCACCGCTCACGTCCAGAAAGTCGAGCCGCATCTCCTGGCTGTCGTCGGTGGCGTACCCATCGCCCGTCGACTGAATGACAGCAACACGAGTGAGGTCACCAGGCAGGAGCTTCGCCATCAGCCTGGACTCGGGAGCACATGACGGACCCGCGCCGTCTCACGCGGGCGATTCTCGGAGTTCTGGCCGACGACGGTGATGTTGACGGCGTTCTGCCGCTCCTCCTCCACCTGCCGCATGCGGCGTTGCATGGAGCGCTGCAGGAACCACCGCCACTGGGCGTCAGAAGGGGACATCGGCGAGTCCTAGTAGATGGAGCGGGTCTGGCGGTTGGGGGCGCTGGCAGAGCGGACCTTGCGGGAACTGCGGCCTGCAGCCATCGCGGGGACGCCAGGGGCCTTGTGGTTGGCCAGGCCCTTGCCGCGGGCGACCTGCGGAGGCACGTCGGCCAGGCGAACGTTGCGCTTCGCGAAGGGGACGACCGAGGGACCGACGCCCTTGGCGAAGGGCATCTCCTGGTGGCTGGCGCCGCCCGTCAGCATCGAGGCCTGGGCTTCACGCCCGCGCCCGCCCTGGGTGACCGCACCCGTGCCCGCGGGCCGCGGGGTGCCGCCAGGGGTCGACTGCGTCCAGGCCTTGGGCGCGTTGGTGAGCGCGCTCAGGCGACGCAGGATCGCCCTGCTGAGCAGGTCGAGGCCGTCGGGCGTCGGGTCCATGGGGCGACCCTTGCGGCCGCCGACGGCGGGTCGGACGCCAGGACCCTGCTTGCTGCCAGTGTGTGGCTTCCTCATGTCTTCTTCTTTCGTTTGTGGAGGCGCTTCTTCATGGCCTTGTGGACCTTGCCACCGTATTCGCGGTCCCAGCGGGCAGCGATCTCGGGGTGGCGGGCGTGCATGTAGCGGCGCTGCTTTTCGCTCTTGTAGGGCATGATCGTCAGGGAACGAAAGCGGTCCAGAAGCGCTCAGCCTTGTCGGCCATGGTCGCCTCGGTTCCACCGTAGTGGGTGCGCAACAGAGCACCCAGGAAGTATTTGCCCTTGGTGGTGGGTACGCCGTTGACATCGACCGCTCCACCGTTGTTCTGAGCCGAATACGACAGCCAGAGGTCGGCGAAGTTCTTGGGGCGGTTCGGCCAACGAGTCTTCAGTTTGGTGACGATCAGGTCGTTGATCGGTGTGGTGGCCATCAGGGAATCGCCGCCTCCTGGCCGCCCGCCACAGCGTCAGCCTGATCGGTGCCGCCCTCGATGTTGCCCTCGGCCTGGCCTGGCTGGAGGCCTGTCGCCGACGGCTCTCCGCCCTGGCCGTTCTGACCCATCATGGCCTTCATCTGCTCCATCATCTGTTCCTCGGGGGACAGGATGAAGCGCTCGGGCGAGAAGACGCCGTAGGCGCGCAGCACCTCCTTGATCAGCTCCTCGCCCTTCATCAGCGGATCGGGCCGCAGGAGCTGGTACATCCGCTCTGCCTGCTGCTGCTTGAAGACCTCGTTGGTGGGCTGCGTCGAAGAGGCGTCCACCTTCACGTCGAAGTCGCCCTGGATGTCGTCCTTGTTGAAGGACACGGGCACGGTGACGCCGTTGCCCTTGATGACCATCTGCCGTTGCTGGTCGTAGTACTTCTGCGCCAGGGACTTCATCTTGTAGCCGATGCGGGAGGCGAGCTGCTCGATGCGGTCCAGCTTGTCCCGTGCCCGCAGATCCTGCGCGGACGACATCAAATTGGCTTCGGACGCGGTGACGTGGCGGGGCAGCATCGCACCACGCTGGTAGTCGGAGACGCCCGACAGAATCGTCAGGTCGTTCTCGATGACGTTGGACATCTGATACCAGTCGGTCGGCATCGAGATGGCGTTCTCGGGGATCGGCTGGACCGCCTCGGCCAGGCTCTGCCCATGGGAGATGGGCACCATCGTGCCGTCCTCGTCGGACTGCAACGCAGCGATGCCATCAGGGTCGAAGGCCTCACGGCGGTACAGGTGCTTGCGACGCGAGCGCTTGGTGTGGACGATCTGCGAGGTGCGCAGCTTGTTCAGCTCCACCTGCGGGCCAGCAATCATCTCGACCTCGCCGAAGCCGTACAGCTCGTCGGGGACGAAGTAGTCGACGACCTGGTCGAACGGGGAGTCGTCAATCGGGTAGTCGTAGTCGGCCTCGAACAGGAACTTGTCGTGGTCCTCGACGAAGATGCAGAGGGTCCGTTCCTTGATGTTGTAGTACTCCCAGGTGACCACGCGCTTGGTGTAGTCGCCCAGGTCGTCCTTGCCCGTGGCCAGGTTCCGAGAGCGGTCGGTGCCCGCAACCCTCGACTCCTCGGTCGCCTTCAGCTTGGCGGTGTTGCGCAGTCGCGCATCGTCCTGCACGTCCTCCAGCGAGCGGACCACCCGCTGCGCGATCCAGCGGGCCTCATCGAGGGAACGCGCCTCGGGGTCGACGAAGACCTCGAAGGGGGAAACCCGCTCCACAAAGATGTCATCCTTGACGATGACCTCCTCGGTTTCGGGAACCAGCTCGCGGATCTCGTCCTCGCTCAGCAGCACCACACTGGACGGGTCCTCGGGGGCGGCCTCAGGGTAGGAGGCGTCCAGTCCCTCGGGGGTGGCCAGGCCCTCCTGCTCAAGCTGGCCCGCCAGCTCCTGAGAGGTGACAGCGTCCTCCTCCTGGGCCGCCGCGATCTCCTGCTCGTCCACGGCGCCCGCCTGATCAAAGGCGTTCTGCTCCTCGGGGAGCATCTCGCCCTGTGACGCTGACCCTCCAAGACCACCACCAGGAGGAACACCCTCCTGGCGGAGGCCGAGCGCCTGATCCTGAGGCGGCATTCCGCCCTGGGCGGGGGGCATCCCCTCACCCCCGCCCATGGCGGCCATCGGGTCCTGTTGGCCCATGGCGGCAGGGTCCTGCTGCAGCATGTCGGGACCGCCGACCGCGCCCTCACCCGTGGGCTCCTCGCCTGCGAGCTGGGCAGCCTGCTTCGCCAGGAGCTGCTGGACTTCCAGCTCGACCTCGTTCGGGTCACGGTCGATGGTCTTGGTCTCGAACTCGTAGCCCGTCTTCGTCCAGCCGACGCCCGTGATCAGCATGTCCTGGGCGGCCAGGGTCAGCTCGAAGTTGGCCTTCAGCCGTTCCCAGTCCCACTGCAGCATCGCCTCGACGAACGGGGCGGCCTCCGTGTCCTCGTCGCGCATGGCCACGGCGCGCAGCTTCGGAGGCTGGGTGGTGATTGCGGGCAACACCGTGTTGATCACCGAAGCGATCATGTTGATGGTGACGGCGTCCTTGGCCTCGATGGACTGGCCATTTTCGAGGAGCCATTGATTGCCCTTGTAGAACTCGATGTAGCGCCGCCACTTCTTGTGGACGGGCTCCATCACCTTCTCGGCCAGGCCCACGTCGTACTGGTAGCGACGCAGCTTGTCCTTCTGGGTCAGCTTGCGTGCCCTGCCCGTGCTCTTGCCCCGCTTGCCCTCGGGCGGCAGCGGGTTCTGGTCGTAGCCTGGCGTGGCCATCAGATCCATCGACTCCCTGCAGGCTGGATCTTGCCTGGGTTCTCGGCCATGTGCTGCTTCACCGCGGCCATGTGCTCGGCCTGCAGGTCCTCGGTGGCGGCGCTCATTCGCCGCGGCACGGTGATGACCAGGCCGCAGGCCTTGCAGCCGAAGCAGCCTGGTACATCAACGGGGTGGCGTTCGCGGTGCTTCACGACAGCTTGGGCGGGAGCAGGGCGAAAGCCAGGATCACCACCGCGACCGCGGCGAGACTGCGCTCGGTCACGACCGAGATGATGCCGACGATCAGCGCGATGATGAGGAGGAGGAGAGTCAGATCCATGGTTTTCCCTTGTCCTTTGTGAGCTGCTGTGCCCACCATTCGCCCGAGAAGTACGCAACCTCCAGCTTAGGCAGGTACTCGATGTCGAAGATGTGATTCAGCATCTCCTCGCTGATTGCCGCGGAGATGACGGCGTCGTCCTTGACGCCCTGGCGGCCGAGCGTGCCGTTGGGGTTGCGGGTGAAGGTCATCATCTGCATCCGCAGCCACTCGTCCCAGAACCAGATCGTCCCCTCTCGGATCGCGCGGGCAAGCTGGTCGATGATCAGTGGCTTGGTCGCCTTGTTGGTGTACCAACCGAGCCGCTCCGTTTCCTGGTTGTATATCCGCTGCTGCGTGCGGGTGCGATACATCCGCGGGTACTGCAGGGCCTGAAGGCGGTGGACCGTCGACAGTCCGTGGTTGTTGGCCTCAACGCCCATGAGCGCTGTGCGATAGAAGCGGCCAATGCGACTGAGTGCGTCGCCAAAGAGGTCGGCGTCCAGCTTGTTCGAGTAGCGGGCCACCACGGTTCCGCGCGGATACTGCAGGACACCGTCCACCTTCTGATCCGTCCCGAGGCGCACCGTGGCATCCGAGAAGTCTCCGTGCTCCAGCCCTTCGGCCACGTCCGCGCCGATGCAGTAGTCCGCTCCCATATGCGGCTGCACCCAGATCTGCAACGGGCCGTGGGTGTCGTGGTTCAGGTACAGGTTGTCGTCCAGGTCCCCACGGAAGATCGGCGGCCGCATCTCGGGCTGGAGACCCCGCAGGCGATCCACGTCAAAGACGACCTGGCCTGTTTTGATGAAGGCTTCCGTGGCCTCCCTGGGATACTCCTGATAGACGATCCATTCCTGGCCGTCCTGAGCGAAGCTCTGCCGCTTGCGCTCCCACCATTTGACATCCCTGCCTGGGATCGAGTCGTACGGGTAGAAGATCCGAATCCAGTCTTCCTTCTGGTAGGACCCCTGCCACATCGTGTGGAAGAAGTTCTCGATGCCGTTGGCGGTCGACAGGCCGACGAACTTGCCGCCCAGGTCGACGGTGGGCTCCACCGCGGACCAGGCGGTCTCCGCCCAGTCGCCCGTCCCGTCGCCCAGGAACGCCCACTCGTCCAGGAACACCTTGTTGGCGGTCTCGCCACGACCCGACTTCTTGGTGGCGGTGAAGCAGAAGATCTTGGAGCCGTTGTCGAACTCGATTTCGAGCTGGTTGTTGGTGGTCCGCTTCGGCAGCAGATCCTGTGCCCACTTCGGCAGGTGGTCGTAGGCGTAGGCCGCCTTTTTGAGCAGCCGCTTGGCGTCGTCCTCCTTGTCGGCGAACAGGTTGATCACCTGGTCCGCCTTGAACAGGGACTCCCAGAGCGCCAGCAGGGCCATGATCGTCGAGAAGCCCATCTGTCGCGCCTTCAGGACGATCATCTTCTCGCGGTCGTTCCGCAGGTACTTGGTGACAAAGTCCCGCTGCGCGTCATACAGCGAAATCAGTTCGCGGCCCTTCACGGTCTTGATGTGGCAGGTGTCGCCGAAGAACTCGCAGGGGTCGACCCGCCAGGACTTCAGGCTCGCCTGAACGAATAAATCGAGGACCTCTGCGCTAGCCATTCGTCGAGCACCTTGTCGATCTGATTGTCCAGCTCCCGATGTCGGCGGGCGAGGTCTTTGCGGTCCCACCAGTTGCGCGGTGACGACTTGATCGCACGGTGCTGGTTGACCAGGTCATGGAAGCGCTGCTCCACGCCTGGCAACTCAGGTCGCCTTCCCACCTTCAAGGAGCTTCAGCTTCCGCTTGGTGATCTTCAGTAGCTCGGCGTCGTCCTTCTCGACGAGGCTGGGGTCCTTGATCTCCAGCGTCCTCTTGGGCGCGTAGCGGTTTGTCAACTCCATGTAGTTCATCAGCGCTGCCCGCTGGTCCGCAGGGCGAGTGCCCCGCACCTCGCCGAGGGCGATCTTCGCCAGCTCGTTCAGCATCCTGGAGTACATCGCG